AAATTGAAGGCACCCCAAAAATGCAACCTGGGGATGATTGGAATATGAATGAAACCATTGTACCTAAGGTAAAGCAATCCGATTTTTTAATGTACTTGGTTCGTATGTTCAACTTGTTTATCATGCCCGACAAGTACGACCCAAAGAAACTTTATATTGAACCGTTCTCCGACTTTTACGATACTTCTACCTACCTTGATTGGACTGGATTGTGGGATGTTGAGAAAGGTTACGAGGTAGTTCCATGTGGGTACATGAACCCGAAGACGTACAAGTTTAGTTACAAGGATGCGGGCGGTTACTTTGAGAAGCGTTACCAAAGTGCGTATCAATCGAGTTACGGTTCAAGGTTGTACGTTAGTTCAAATGAGTTCAGCAATGGTGAGCAATCCGAAGACGTTGGATTTGGCAATAGCGTAATGGTTGGTTTTTCACCAAGCCCACGTATTTACGCACGGTATTACGACATGGATAACAAAGGAACTGCGAGCGGTGGCAATGTTGAATTAGACGTGAAGCCTGTTACCCCTAACCTTCGCATTCTTTACCACGAGTACATTCCATTTCCAAGCGATACCGAGTTTGTTTTCGAGGGTAACGAATATACAAGTTACCCTTATGCTGGCACTTTGGACAACCCGTACAATCCAACAACCGATTTGTGCTTTGGTATTCCACGGGAGTTGTACTATCAAAGCGATGAAACAAGCGGAGCGATTTATAGGTACACCAACAACAACCTATTCAACCGCTTTTGGTTGGATTATGTAAAGCTATACACCGACAAAGACGCAAAGAAAGTCAAGTTATTCGTACAACTTACTCCCGTTGACGTGTTGAACCTTGATTTCCGCAAACCGATTTATATTAACGGCACTTTGTTTTACTTGCTATCGGTCAATGATTACGATGCAAACAGCGACGAAAGTACCTCAATCGAAATTTTAAAAGTTTTAGATTTAGCACCATTTGAACCAACCGTTTTCCAATTAACGGGCGGTACGGGTGCTTTCATTTCAGACGAACCTAAACCCCAATTAATTACAGAATAATGGCAGACGTAGAAAAGGATATAGTATTACGAGTTAAGAGTGAAACCGACCAAGCCACGGGGCAATTCAAGAACTTAAAGCAGGAATTGCGCTCGATTGAAAACGAGTTGAACAAGATGGCCGAAGCAGGCCAAACAGGAACGGAAGCTTTTAGGAAATTACAACAAAGAGCTGGAGAGGTTAAAGACCAAGTAGGTGATACCAAGGCAGCGATCAAGGCTTTGTCTTCTGATACGTTTCGACTGGATGCGTTCGCTCAGGGTGCGCAAGCTATTGCAGGCGGTTTCGCTTCTGCACAGGGTGCGCTCGCTTTGTTTGGTACGGAAAACAAACAGGTTGAAGAAGCGATCAAGAAAACGCAGGGGGCAATGGCTTTGCTTCAAGGGGTAACGGCTATTACCAACGTATTGCAAAAAGAAAGTGCGTTGAGGTTAGCGATTGCAACCACGGCTCAAACTGCATACACCGCAGTTGTTGGGGCGTCTTCGGGGGCAATGAAAATCTTTCGTTTAGCGTTAGCGTCCACGGGGATCGGTGCGTTAGTTGTTGGGTTAGGTTTGCTTATTGCAAACTTCGACGATGTGAAAAAGGTTGTTATGAACCTTTTAAAACCGTTCGATGGAATTATCGCAAAGGTGCGTGACTTTTTGAGCGTAATTTCCTTTGGATTGATTGATGACAGCGCAACGGCAAAGACCAAAGACAATGCCGAACAAGTGGTGGAAGCCTTCAACAAAACGAAGGATGCCATGAAAGAAAACGAAAAGGTAATTGAACGCAGAATCGAACTTGCAAAAGCCGAACAAAAAGGTATTAGAGAAATTTACAATTTAGAAAAACAACTTGCAGACCTACGCATTAAGAATTTAAAGATAGAACAAGATGCTTTGAAGCTTAAAGAAAAGGCAGGAACGGCAACCGAGGACGAAAAGAAACGCATTAAAGAGTTAACCACTGAAATTGCAGACGCTACAAATAAGCGGTTAATTCTCGATGCTAACTTCAAAAATGCCGTTAAAGATGCAAACCAAAAAGCAGAGGAAAAAAGACGTGCAAAGGAACGTGAAAATAACGATTTCTTTTTCAAAGATTTAGGTAAAATGAAAGAGCAACAAGTTGCTTTAATTCAAAACACAACCCAACAAGAAGCACGATCATTAATGACTTTGGATGATTTAAAAAAACAAAGTAACGAAGTTGATGCTCAATTAGCCCAACAAAGGAAGCAACATAAAATGGACGAAATTTCCTCAGGGTTGCGCCTTGCTTCAATGGGTTTGGATTCATTGATGCAGTTAACAACCGCATTCACAAAGAACACCGAGGAAAGCCAGCGTAAAGCATTTAAGATTAACAAATCTTTTCAAATAGCGCAAGCGTTAATTCAAACATACCAAGCCGTTACGGGTGCGCTAACCGCAGGGGGTAACCCGATCAAGCTTGCAACGGGTGCGCAATTTGTTGAAGCGGGAATCGCATTAACCGCAGGACTTGCAAACGTAGCAAAGATTGCCAAAACTCAATTCGGTGGTGGTTCGCAAGGAGCAGGTGGAGCAGGTGGGGCAGGTGGTGGCCTTGGTTCAGTTCCTCAACCATCCGCAATGGCTACAACTACACCAACGATCGGTAGCACTCAACTGCAACTTGATGCACAGGGTAACCTACAACAAGGTTCAGTTAGAACTTACGTACTTGAAACCGATATTTCAGATAAACAAAAACGCTCACAAAGATTACAAAGAACCGCAACATTAGGAAAATAAATATGAATACTTACAATGATTTACCCGTTTACTCGCTTGTAGTAAACGATGACGAAGGCACAGGTGTTGACTTTGTCGCACTTGTTAACGCTCCTGCAATCGAGCGTAATTTCCACGCATTCAACAACCGTATGAAGTTCACATCGAACGAAGAAAAACGGTTGGTTACAGGGCCGTTAATGATACCTGATTCCATGATATTCAGACGTGACGAAAAGTTTGGGGAGTATTACGTAACCTATACCGCTGAAACGATTAAAAAGATAGCGGAAAAGTTCATGCAAAACCAATACATTTCAAACGTAAACACCGAACACAAAACACCGATTAAGGATGTGTTTATGATTGAATCGTTTATTACCGACGCTGATCGTGGTATTGTTACACCAAAAGGGTTTGAAGATTGCCCCGAAGGCACTTGGTTTGGAACGTACAAAGTGAATAATGAAGACGTATGGAATCAAGTTAAGGATGGAACATTCAAAGGGTTCAGCGTTGAAGGTGACTTCATTCACGCACCATTCCAAGCATCCAAGCAACTGCCTTTGGAAGTGATTTTGATTGATGAAATACTTTCGATGCTATAATTTTTTTGTCACTTTTTTTTACGTTCCCATTTCATAAGTATAAACTTTTTTCACATGGATATTAAAGCTGAATTGCTAAAAATTAAAAGCTATCTGATGTCGAGTGAAGTTACCACAACCGCCCAAGAGTTCGCCATGTACGACCTTGCAAGTGGTGGTCAAGTATCGATCAACGGTGAAATCGTTGTAGGTGCAGAGGTAATGGTAATCGACGGGGATGGTAATGCCGTTCCTGCTCCTGATGGTGAGCATGAATTGGTAGGTGTTGCTAAAATCAAAACCGAAGCGGGTAAGATTGTTGAAATCATGCATATTGAAGAAGAGCCAAAAATCGAAGTTGAAATCGAAGCAGGCGAAAAGAAAGAGGAAATGGCCGAAGCTGAAATGATGCCCGACCATGCCAAAGAAATGGAATCAATGAGTGAGCGTATCACGAAGTTGGAAGGTATGATCGCTGATATGATGACCCGTATGGATGGAATGGGTAAAGCTACCGAAGCCATGAGTGCCGTAGTTGAAGAGGTTGCAAGCCGACCAACTGCCGAGGTTTCAAAGCCTGTTGCTTTTACCTACTTGAATCCAAAGGAAAAGCAAAACGATAAATTTTCAAAACTTTTAAACGCATTAAAATAAACAAAAATGAGTTACAATTTAGCTGGGTTAACTGCCTATACTAACGAGCAAACCCTACCCTTAATCACCAAGTCGTTATTTAACGCACGCACAATTTCTTTGATCAACAAGCAAGTTGGTGTTAAGTATGTTTCTGCTTTGAACTTGTTGGACACCACAACTACTTTTGCTTATGGCAATAGTTGCGGGTTCAATGGTGATGGAAACACTACCGATTTCACACAACGTAACTTGACTGCGGTTCACACCAAGGTTCACGAAGCAATGTGCCCAAAGGCTTTGGAAGCGTACTGGATGCAAACCCAATTGACTGCGGGTTCAATGCCAACAACTATTCCATTCGAGCAAGTTTACGCTGAACAAAAGGTTGCTTCTATTCAGAAGACCTTGGAAACTGCTATTTGGCAAGGTACAGGTTCAGGAGGTTCAATCACTGGATTGCAAAAGATTTTTGCTGATGCAGCTACTGCCGCTCCATTAACGGCTTGTATCGACTTGAACGCTTCTGATTACGGGTGGGCTACTGACCTTACTTTCGCTACTTTGGTATCAACACCTACAAACGCTTTGAAGTTGTTGAACACGTTTGAAACTTACCTTCCTGCTGACATCAAAGGTTACGATGACGTTGCTATTTTCTGTGGTATCGACGTATTCACTGCAATTAAGCAAGGTTTGGTAGCTGAAAACTTCTTCAATATTTCTTACTTGAATGGAGTTGAGAATTACGAATTGACGTTGCCAGGTTCAAACATCAAGTTGTACGGAGTAAACGGGTTGAACGGTCAATATGATTTGTACGCAGGTCGTACTTCTCATTTCGTTTTCGGTACTGACTTGTTGAATGAAGAAGAGCGTTTCGAAATTTTCTACGCTAAGGAAAATGACCAAGTTCGTTTCGTGTGCGAGTTCAAGGCAGGCGTTCAAATCGCTTTCCCTGATCAAACCCGTCGTTTCATGATGACTGCTTAATCGAACGATTGAACTATTAACCAAGGGGTGGGTGAAATCGCCCACCCTTTTTTTTGAACATAAATAAAGAAAAAAAGATATGAGTTGCGCATTAACCGCAGGATACACTCTCGCTTGTAAAGACAGCGTTGGTGGATTAAAAGAAGTTTACTTGGAAAACTTCGTGGATATTACCTATGGTGCTGAATCATCAGGGGTAATTTCAACAGTAACGGGTTCGTTTTACAAATACGAATTACCAATGAATACGGCTCAATTTACTGAAACAGTAACATCGAGCGTTGAAAATGGTACTACATTTTATCAAACAGAACTTTCAATCGTATTGCCTAAGCTAACCGCATCACTTCGAAATCAGTTGAAGTTATTAGCCCAAGCTAAGTTAGCCGTTATAGCCGTTGACCGTAACGGTGAAAAATGGATTATGGGATTGGAGAACGGAGTTTATTTGACCACTGGAACGTCTGCAACAGGAACTGCGATGGGTGATTTAAACGGCATGACTTTGACGTTTACTTCCATGGAAAAATCGCCCGTTGTTGAATTCTCAGGAACGATTGTAGTACATACCTAAACCTACACACTTTCCATATTTTGAAGGGGGGCGTTTACGCTCCCTTTTTTTATTCGTTACATTTTCGTTTTTTCCCATTATATAAATATGCAGTTGATCACAACGAACGCAGTTAACCGCCTATTCTTTACCGCTACCGAAAACATGGTGAGTGGTGATTGGGTATATTTAAACATTCACCACGTTGCAACCAATGAAGATTATTTTTTCGACTTTCCGAAATCTCAAAACCTTAGCCCATTTACTGGCCGTTTTGATGCTTGGGATTGCAATGTTGGTAATCTACCCGTTGGTCAGTGTTTATATACATTGTACGAGGGTAATGAAGGAGCGGTCAACCCTGAAAGCGAGGAAATTTTAAACGTGTTGGAAGTTGGATTGTACGAAGTGTTGGCAAATGAAAGCACCGACATCGTATTTGAAAACGATACAACTTACATCGAGCCAAATTTATGAGTTCAAGAAGAGTAAAAAATGTGTACGGAATCCCGAAAAGTTCGCCTATTGTACGACAGGACTTTGAAACGAAGTTACCCGAGTACAAGGTAGTGAACGGAAAGGACTACGTAATGTACGGTGAGCATAACCGATACCCCGATTATTTGTTGGAAATGTACCAACGTAGCGCAAAGCATAACGCTATTGTGAACGGTAAAGTCAACTACATTACGGGCAAGGGTTGGACGTATGAAGCGGACAAAGTACCGAGCGAAATGCTTGGTGAGTTGAACCGATTGATGGAGAACCCGAACCCATACGATGACTTGAACGATATTCTTTACAAAACCGCACTTGACTTTGAAATTTTCAACGGGTTTGCCTTGGAAATAGTGTGGAATATGAATGGTAAGGTTAGCCAAATAGCACATAAAAACTTTGGTAACCTACGTCGCAACGTGGATGGTAGTAAGTTTTACTACGCAGATGAGTGGAAGGAGTTTGGAGAACCCGAAGGCCTTACCGAGTATATGCCATTCGACCCCGAAAAACGGTTAGGTAAGCAACTATTTTACTATTGTTCATACGCTCCGAGCGTTAGATACTACCCCATTCCGGAATACCTTGGTGCGCTTGCTTACATCGAAACGGATGCGAGGATTGCTAACTATCACGTTAACAACTTACGCAACGGATTTTTGGGTGGGTTCCTTTTCAACTTCAATAATGGAGTACCTTCGGATGAAGAGCAAAGGGAAATCAAACGTCAATTACAAAAGCAACTGAAAGGCGACGATGGGGAGCGTATCGTGGTGAATTTTAACGATAGTGCCGATACGGGTTTAAAGATTGAACCATTAAACGCTAACGACCTCGATAAGCAGTTTAATATCTTAAACGAAACCATCCAACAGGAAATCTTTGTTGCTCACCGTGTAACCTCCCCGATGTTGTTTGGTGTACGGGTTGACGGTCAACTTGGTGGCCGTTCAGAGTTGGTTGAAGCCTACGAACTTTTCAAGGCGGTTTACGTTAACGACCGAGTTCAAAAGTTGGAAAAGGTGTTCAACTACATTTTTTCTTTCAATGGTTTGGCCGTGTTGGAAATCGAACCTACTGAACCGATCACCGAACAGTTAAGTGAACAAACCTTGTTGCAAATTGCAAGCCGTGCTGAACTTCGTGCGATGATGGGATTGA